TGTTGCAAAAGATGATTTAAGAAAGTTTGCACCAGTTGAATCTCGTGAAGACTCTCAAGATAAAGTATCAGGAAGAATTCCAGTCGTCGCATACGATATGGATACGGTTGCAGATATAGGTCTCATTAAGCTAGATGCACTAGGTCTTAAGACTTTATCTGTGATCTCTGATACATTGAAGTCGATTAAAGATAGGCACGGCAAGACAATTAATCTTTCCGAAATGACTATGGATGACGCCAATGTTTACAAGATGCTGAACGACGGGTATACAAAGGGTGTATTCCAAGCAGAAGCAACTCCTTACACAAACCTTTTGATTAAGATGGGTATAGACAAGTTTGAGGATCTTGCTGCTTCTAATGCACTTGTTCGTCCTGGTGCAATGAATACAGTGGGTGCAGCGTACATTAGCCGTAAGAATGGCAATGAGGCTGTAGACTACATGCACAAAATTATGAAGCCCTTTACCGAGAACACATATGGTGTTATTATATATCAAGAGCAAGTTATGCAGGCATGCGTACACTTGGGCGGCATGACTTGGGCAGAGGCTGATAAGGTCCGCAAGATTATTGGAAAGAAAAAAGATGCAAAAGAGTTTGACCAGTTCAAAGATAAGTTTATTACTGGGGCTTCAGAACACATTACTAAGAAAAAAGCCGAAGCGCTATGGCATGATTTTGAAGCGCATGCTGGTTATTCTTTTAACCGCTCCCATGCTGTTGCTTACTCTATGCTTAGTTATTATACTGCTTGGCTTAAGTTTTATTATCCGCTTGAATTCATGTTTTCAATTCTTAAAAATGAAAATGACAAAGACGCAAGAACTGAATATTTAATTGAGGCAAAACGTCTTGGACTAAAAGTTTTATTGCCACACATTAATGAATCACAAGTATATTTTTCACTACAAGACAACGCAATTAGATTTGGTTTGGCTGAAGTAAAATTTATTTCAGACAGTATTGCTAATAAGATAATAGAAAGAAGGCCCTTCAGTGACTATGCTGACTTTATTGATAAAGCATCGAAAAAGGGTTCTGGCATTAATAGCCGTGCTATTGCTGCTCTTAACTCCATCGGCGGTGCTGCGTTTGCTGATAACAAAAGGCAAGGAAATGAAAAAGACAATTACTACGAATATTTAAGTATTCCAACATTCAATCTAGACGGGATTCCCCCAAGAATTAAAGCTCAGGCCAGACCTATTGAAGAATTTGATGACCTTGGTTCATTTGTAATGTTTGGAATGGTTAAATCGATCAAACGTGGAAATGGGTGGGCTAGGGTTGAGTTAGTTGATGAAACTGGTTCTGTTGGTTTATTTCACACGGAGCAGACACAAATCGAAATAGGCCAGATGTATTTTATTCTGGTCGGGGATAATAGAATAGCTAGGTACATAAAGGTTTCTGATATAAATCTAGACTCTAACGATTTATTTGTTGATTACTTATATAGGAAACAATATGATCTTGAAGAGGACGAATACATTGTGGTAAACTTTACACCTTATACAACTAAGGCTGGCAAACAAATGAGCCACCTAGTATTATCAGACAAAGACAAAAAATTAACAAGAGCAATTGCTTTTCCAGCAATGTATAAAATGACGCTAGCAAAAATGCGTGAAGGAATGAAATGTAAGGTGACGTTAGCTAAATTAGATGACGGAACATTAAATATAAAGGAGATAAAATGACAGAAGATATCAAAGTCAGTACGGCAGAAGAAGTTTTTGGTGCTTTAAGTGTGCCAAAGATTTTAATTGCCTCCCTGCAAACACTCGGAACAATAACCGTGCCTACGGATTTATTTATGAATGCAGCGACAGAAGATCAAGAACTTAAGGTTGATTACAATTCAGATAATCAAACATTTACATTTACATTAAAAGAGAAAAATGAATCAGGAACAGATAACAGCCAAATCGTTACAGACTTCGAGTAAAAGTTTAGAGCTTGTAACTGACTACGGTCTAGACGTACTATCAGCACTATTGCATGAGACTGCAATTGAAAAAGGATTTTGGGACAAACCAAAAAACTTTGATGTGTTTGGAAACAAATTAGCATTAATACACTCCGAAGTAACTGAAGTTCTTGAAGCAATTAGAAAGAATAAGGGGTCTGAAAAAATTGTAGAAGAAATGGTTGATATTTTAATTAGAACTTTTGACTTATATGCATCAATGCGTAATTCTGGATTTGTAGATCACAGCCTAGATGAAGTTTTATTTAAAAAAATGGAAATAAATAAAGAAAGACCAAAGCTTCACGGCAATTTATTTTAATGATATAATTGTATAAAAGAAAGAGAATAAATGACTATAGCGATTGATGAAATCCTAGCAGGATTAGATCCAAAAACAAGAGCAAGAGTAAAAGCAGCGCAAGATGTAAAAGTTGAAAAACAAAAAACACCCAGCATAGGTCTTAATATGGCCTTAAAGGGTGGGCTTGGTTATGGAAGACAGGTTCTTGTTTGGGGCAATAAGTCTGCAGGGAAATCTTCATTTTGTTTACAGATGATTGCGCTTGCACAAAAAGAAGGTAAAACTTGTGCGTGGATAGACTCAGAAGCATCCTATGATCAATCGTGGGCAGAAATGTTAGGAGTAGATTCTTCTTCCCTTATTTATTCCCCAGCAAAAACAGTTAATGATATGGTTGATGTTGCAACAAAATTGATGACTGCTGGAGTAGACATTATTGTTGTTGACTCAATCTCAGCACTACTTCCAGCCATATATTTTGAAAAAGATGGAAATGAAATGAAAGATTTGCAAGACACAAAGCAAATCGGCGCCGAAGCAAAGGATATGACCCACGCAGTCAAGATGTTAAACTATGCAAACAAAAACACACTATTGGTACTCATCTCACAACAGAGAAATCAGTTTGGGTCTATGCATGCCTCCCACATACCGACAGGAGGAATGGCAGTCAAGTTCTTCTCTTCCACCGTCATTAAACTTTGGTCTTCTGAGGCTGAAGCTAACGCTATCAAAGCTGGCATTAAGGTCGGTGACAAAATTATTGAACAGAGGGTTGGCAGACCAGTCAATTGGATTATTGATTACAACAAACTCGGCCCCCCTAATTTATCAGGACAATACGATTTCTATTATCAAGGAGAGTCTTTAGGAGTAGATCTTGTAGGAGAAACACTTGACGTTGCAGAAATGGTTGGAGCAATAGAAAAAGGTGGAGCCTGGTATACTATTAATGGAGAAAGATTTCAGGGTAGAGCAAAATCTGTTGCATATCTAAGAGAAAATCCAAAAGTTGTTGATAAATTAATTAAGGATATAGATGCCAAATCTTAATGAGTTTTTAAAAAAAGAAGAAAAAAAAGAAATAAGTCCTACGTTTGAAGTGGTAGAAGGCATTAAGCCATGCTCTAAATGCGATAAGAATGCAGAAGAGTCATTTTGGTACCCAGACTCAATGACACTTTATTGGGAATGCCCAGACGGACACAAGAATGAAATAGGGGTTGGATAAATTGTCTATTTTAAATACAGAATTTGGCGATATTAAAAAGATTGTTGTTGCCCCACAAATTGTAATTTACAGAAATATTTTTAAGAATAGCAGAGAGATAATTGATTTGCTTGAAAAAGATAGAGATGTTTCTTTTTTTACAAAATGGAGAGATTGGTACGGCCAAGGATTTAGAAAAGATGCAGATGCAAGTCTATTAAATAAAATAAATACTGATAACGATGTAAATTTAAATAAAGAAAAAGACTATATACTTGAAATAAATAGATGCATGAATTTTATTAAAGCAGATTATTTTAAAGATTTTCCAGAGCATTCTGGAGTTTGGCCAAGTTTTATAAAAAATTGGAACAGCCTAATTAATGATAATAAACAATATTATATTGATTTTTTTAGATATGATATAAAAAAACAATATAAAGAATACCCTGGCGAATTAATGATGCAATACCATATAGACGAGATGCCAGTACCAGGCGAAACAAAAGAATATAGACACGTAGCTACGGTTAATTTTTATTTAAATGATGAATATAAAGGAGGGGAGATATGTGTTTATGACTCAATTTCAAATAACATATATAAGTATAAACCTCAAGTAGGTGACGCTGTAATTATGCCATCCACAGAACCTTTTTATCATGCCGTAAAACCCTTCTACCTAGCTGATAGATATTTTCTTAGAGCCTTTATTGATTCTGAAGTTGCAAAAGAAGATGAATGGAAACAAAAATATGATTTGGGAAGCCAAATAGAAACAGAAGAGTCGTACGTAGAAAAAGATTTGCAGATAATTAAAATCTCTTTAGGCTCTACTTTGATAGAAGTAAAAGAATAAATTATGTCTGAAAGAGCTGAAGTAAAAAGAGATGGCGCTAAAGCACAAAAAAATAGCGGCAGGGGAGAATATCAAAAAGGGGATGCTAGGTGGAATCGGTTCCTTGTAGATTACAAAGAGGCTGGATCAAGTTTTACATTAAATAAAGATGTCTGGGCAAAAATATGCACTGACACATTTAGGGTCAGTAGAGACATGCACCCAGCTTTAAAAATAATAATTGGAAGAGATAGCAGAGTTAGACTTGGTATAATAGAGTGGACAGTTTTAGAAGAACTAATACAATTTTGGGAGGACAATAATGCATAATGTAGATGTTTATATGGACTCGCCAACAACTCCTACTGCAAAAATTAGACCACTAACGCTTCAAAGAGACTGGATGCACTCATACACTTATAACTGCTACCCTATAGCATTGGCAAATACTTTTGGGTATGGAATTTATTTTGACCACGATATATCTTTTATTTGGGACGGATCAAAGGCCGATGGGGCGGTAGGTATTATAGGGAAAGAAAACATTTGGGTGGGTAGAGGAGAAGGAACAGTCAGCTTTATCACTAATCTAATATTTAAAACTGATGAAAATACAAGTGTACTTACCATGCCAGTCCCAAATGAATATCTTGAAGGAGCACAAGTTTTAAGCACGATATTGTCTACATCAGTATTTACTGGTACATTTACTGTTGTTTGGAAACTAGATACTGCTAACAAAGAATATTTTGTTCCAGCTGGCACAAACATAGCATGCGTATTGCCAATATCTATTGGTTCTATACAGGGATCCACTTTTAATATTAAAAATTCTCCTTGGCCATTTGAAAGCATTCAAGATAGCAAAGAGTATATGACGTATTTAAAAGCAAAAAATGCAGAAGGGATAAAGCCACAAATGTATAAAAAGGCTATTGATCATACAGGGAAAACTATTGGAAAACATGAAGTAAAAAAGATTATATTGAATGTTATAGACGAATCAGAGAGTGAGGATTAAAAATGGCGGAAGATAGAAACACGCTTCAATTAATTAGTGATATAACTGAGTTTAATGATCTGCATGAGTATATGCAAGATGAGCACTTAGACAAAGCATTGGCTATTGTTGTAAAACTTTTAATGAACCCAGATGTTCCTTCTGCAAAAGCCCCTATGTTAATCATGGAGCTACAAGCAATGTCTACTAAGTTTGCGGTAATGTCTTCTGTGTATTCAACCATTGCTAAAGATAAAGCGGGAACTGTAAATAACAATAAGAAGAACGTTTACTACTCAGTAAAAGAGTCCATAGACAAACTTGTAGATGCACTTAAGTATGTCGTTAGGTACAACTCATAAATGGCTAGAGATATTGTAAAAAACCTTAAGTTTAAAAAACATACTGGAAAGTTCTTCGATCCAGAAAAATTTGCATCATTGCTTGATGAGTCATATCGTAATACTAAAAGAGCAGATGGGCAAATGACAAAGAAATCATTTAGCCCAAGCTCACTTGGATACGGACACGGTACTTGCCCAAGATATTGGTATATGGCTTTTTCTGGTGCAGTGTTTATTGATGATAATGATGCGGTAGCGGTTGCGAATATGGCACAGGGAACCCAGGCACACGAAAGACTTCAAAAACTTATTGCAACAATGCCAGAATGGAGAGCAGAAGAAGAGGAGATCATTAATGAGTATCCTCCTATTAGAGGCTTTATAGATCTAATCATGGAGTATGATGGCGAAACCGTTATAGGAGAAATCAAGACGGCAAAACAAGAGGTATGGGATACAAGACAATCGGAGATGAAGTCTTCGGCAAACCACATGCTTCAGTTATTAACCTATATGAAACTAAAGAATGCCAAAGAAGGATTCTTTCTGTATGAAAACAAAAACACTCAAGAGATATTGATTATTCCAATCTCAATGAATGATAAGAATAAACAAATAATTGAAGAGGCGTTTGCTTGGATGGAGCAGGTCTGGGACAACTTTCAAAATGGAGACCTCCCAGTAAGACCAGCAGGATCAACTAAGTCCAAGATGCCATGTACCTACTGCCCAGTTAAAAAGGCATGCTATGACAAATCTGGACCCCTGGGTACCGTTGAGATAGATCTTTATATGGTTCCAAAAATATGATTTGTGCTAACACAGAATGTAATAAAAAATTTGACTCCAAAACACACAACCAAAAATATTGTTCAGATGAGTGTTGCAGGGTTTCAACTAATAAAAGAATTATGGAAAAGTACTACGAAAAAAAAGCAATTAAAAAGGGTGCAGTTAGGCTATGCAAGAAATGTAAATCACAATTAAGTCGATACAACTCTGACGATATATGCTCCTCATGTACCAAAAAAACAAATTTAAAATCTAAAAAACTTCTACAGGGCATTATTGATGAAATTAGCTAGCCTAATTAAAACAAAAGCAAATAGAGTTTTAGGTATAGACGCCTCTACAAACTCTATAGCTTTTTGTTTGATGGAGGACGACATTCCTTTAAAATGGGGCAAAATAAATCTTGTTGGTGAAGACATATATGAAAAAATTTATGACGCAAAAAACAAAATGGCTATGATGTTAGATGAACTTAATAGTGATTATATTGCTGTAGAAGGAGCCATACTTGTCAGATCACCAGATGCTGTGATAAAATTATCTTATGTCTATGGAGTTGTTATTGCTGAGCTTATGTCTACTGGTGCTAAGGTTATTACTATTAGCCCATCCTCGTGGCAGGCGTACATTGGCAACAAAAATCCTACAAAAGATGAGAAGTCTGCAATAAGATTATTGAACCCAGGTTATGCGGAATCTTGGTATAAAAATCAATTAAGAAATATGAGGAAGCAAAGAACTGCTGACTACTTTAATAAGAAATACGGTTTAGAAATTGTGGATTTTGATGTTGCAGATAGTTTTGGTATTGCACATTATAGTAACCAGGTGCTTACTAAGCGATGAAGCTTTATCAGAGTAAGGATTGGCTATATAGAAGGTACGTAGTACAAAAGAAAACAGTCACAGAAATAGGTAAAGAGTGCGGAGTCTCTGCTATGACCATACAGAGATATTTACAAGAGTTTGGATTGTTAAGAAAAAAATGAGCGAATACCCAAATAAAGATGGCGGATATCAGGCTTGGATAACAGACCTACAGCTGATTGCTACTGCTGCACCGTCGGGACATAAAATTATATCAGAATGCCTTGAAACAGCAGAGATGCTTATAAAGAAAAATATATCTTATGGAAATTCTGCTCTTGATCCAATTCGTATTTTTTCAAAGGCGGATTCAACAGAACAGATTCGTGTTCGTATTGATGATAAATTAAATAGAATTCAAAATGATAAAGCATTTCCTGGCGATAATGATATTGATGATCTAATTGGATACTTGATACTTCTTAAAATTGCTAACAAGTCTTAGTCAACTAAAACGTGGTATAATTTAATTATGAGCGAAATAGAGCCAGCGGTACATTTTGACCGCATGAATAGGGTTGTGGAAGAACTTCTAAAAGGAAATTCTGCAACACAGATAGCAACACTTACTGGGTTCTCTAGAAAAGAAGTCCTGGAATATGTTGACGAATGGAAGTCTGTAGTACATAATGATAGCAATATCCGTGACCGTGCCCGTGAAGCTATCTCTGGAGCAGATCAACACTATGCAATGCTAATTAAAGAAGCCTGGAAGACTGTAGAAGATGCGGACACCCAGGGGCAGCTAAGCGTGAAGGCAGGAGCACTAAAGCTTATCGCAGATATTGAAACTAAAAGAATAGCAATGCTTCAATCTGTAGGGGTATTGGAGAATACACAGATAGCCTCTCAAATTGCTGAAACTGAAAGAAAACAAGAAATTTTAGTTGGAATACTTAAAGAGGTTACCGCAGGATGCACTAAGTGCAAAATGGATGTTGCAAAGAGGTTATCCCAAATAACTGGGATAGTGGAGCCCGTACATATAGATGCGGAAGTAATAGTCAATGTTTAATAAAGAAGGTTATGAAAAGCTTGGAGAAGATATTTATGTATACCATAAATTTGTTTCAGATGAAATTTGCGATTTAGTTTGTAAAGATGCAGAATTAATCAAAGATAAAGACTGGGAAGTCCTTCATTTTGAGAGATATATCTCAACAGTTGCAGCATCACCTCATATTAAAACAATAAGAAATACCCTTGGTTTAATATTAAAAGAAGGTTTTAATCTTGGAAACTCATTATCAGTTCAAAAAATGAAAAAGGGTTCCTATTTTCATGCACATTCCGATGATTATAAATATAGAGATGTAATAAAAGCAGCCAAGATGTATGTTGATGGTGAAGAATTTGATCTCGTAAAAAATAATGCTTTTGGAATTGTTGTATATTTAAGTGATTTTGAAGGTGGAGAAATTGAATATGTAAATCAAAACATTAAGTATAAACCCCTTAAGGGAGATTTATTAATACATGGAGCACATAATAATTGTGAGCATAAAGTTAATGAAGTGCTAAGTGGAATACGTTATGTTTATTCAAATAATATTTTTGAATTTGTAAAAGTGCCAAAAGGTTTTAAAAATGTCATTTGATTTCTCAGATTTAATTGATATATTAGATGGCGAAGAATTTGAAGAAAAACCAGTAGACCTAAGAACATTTGTTAATGATCCAAACTATTTAGGCCTACCTCCTCTATCAGAATATCAATATATTTTAATTGAAAAAAGTTCTCAGATATATAAAGAGTCTACTTTAAAAAAATTGTTTGGAGAAGACGAAGGACACACTAGATTTAAACAAACTGCTAACGAAGTTGTTGCTCAGCTAGGCAAAGGCTCAGGAAAAGATTATTGTTCAACTATTGCTGTTGCCTATATAGTTTATTTACTATTATGCCTAAAAGACCCAGCAACATATTATGGTAAACCACCAGGAGATTCAATTGATATTATTAATATTGCTATTAACTCACAGCAAGCAACAAACGTATTTTTTAAAGGCTTTAAAAGTCGCATTGATAAATCCCCATGGTTTGTAGGAAAATATTATTCAAAGGCTTCTGAAATTCAATTCAGTAAAGCCATAACAGTACACTCAGGTCATTCAGAAAGAGAAGCTTGGGAGGGATATAACGTTATTGTTGTTATCTTAGACGAGATCTCTGGATTTGCAATTGAAAATACTACTGGGCACGATCAAGCAAAAACAGGTAGCGCAGTGTATGATATGTATAGGGCTTCTGTAGACTCACGCTTTCCAGACTTTGGAAAAGTAATTTTACTTTCATTTCCAAGATTTAAAAATGATTATATTCAGCAAAGATATGATGCTGTTGTTGGAGAAAAAGAAACAGTAGTTAGAGATTATAAATTTAAGATGTACGAGGAGCTACCAGATGGCACAGAAGGCAATGAGTTTGAGATACAATGGGAAGAAGATCATATTTTATCTTATAAAATACCTAAAGTATATGCTATTAAACGCCCAACTTGGGAGATTAACCCAGTTAGAAAAATTGACGATTTTAAAACAGCATTCTACACAAACCCAACCGACGCCCTTTCAAGATTTGCATGCATGCCCCCCGACGCAATTGATGCATTTTTTAAATCAAGAGAAAAAGTAGAAAAAGCTTTTAATGTTGGCGCAATTGCAGTAGATAATTTTGGAAGACTTGAAGAATGGTTCTTGCCAGACCCAGATAAAAAATATTACATACATGTAGACTTAGCTCAAAAACATGATCATTGTGCTGTAACTATGGCACATATAAACAAATGGGTAAACGTCAAAGTCACAGACACCTACTCTCAGCCAGCTCCAATAGTAGAAGTAGATGCTGTAAGATACTGGACACCAACTAAAGATAAGTCAGTAGATTTTACAGAAGTAAAAGACTATATTCTTTCTCTTAAGACAAGAGGATTTAATATAGCAATATGTACCTTTGACAGATGGAACTCTCATGATATGATGCAACAACTAAAACAATACGGCATCAATACAGAGATTCTGTCTGTCGCTAAAAAACATTATGATGATATGGCAATGGTTGTTGCTGAAGAAAGATTAATTGGGCCACATATACCTTTGCTTATAGACGAATTGTGCCAGCTTAGAATCATGAGAGACAAGGTGGATCACCCTAGAAAGGGTTCAAAAGATTTAGCGGATGCTACTTGTGGTGCAATATTTAATTCAATAAGCAGAACTAGGTTTGATGGAAATCAAGAAATTAATATACATACATATGAGTCAATGAACTACGACAATGATTTTGGGTCTAAAGATGACCCAGATACAACATCTTATAATATGATCAGAGCACCAAGAATGCCTCAAGATCTTAGAGAAGCAATGGACAGGATGCAAATAATATGAGTGAATATCAAGAGATAGCAAAACAATGTAAATGCTGCACAAAGCATGTACCATTGCCAACCGTAATGAAACTATATGCTGGTCAAATAGTGTGCCCAACTACACTACAAAATATCATTGAGTATCAAAGACTGTGGGAGTCTTTTGGGTCAAGGCCAATGGGGTCTATTAGAAAACATTTTTCTGAATATGTACAATCTATTGTTGAAGAAAAAATTAAAGGAGAAGATAAAAATGATAGCAATTAAATACTATATATATAAAATAAAATTAAAATTTCGTAAAAAAAATAAAGATAATGGATTTATTTATTAATGAAAGAAAACTAAAAAAATGGGCATAATACTAGGAATTAATGAAACATCTCATGATGCTTCCGTATCTTTAATTAAAGATGGCAATATACTATTTGCTGGACATGCAGAAAGATATAGTAAGCAAAAAAATGACTGGTACGTTAATAATAATTTAGTTAAGGATGCTTTACAATACGGTAGACCAGATCACATAGCATACTACGAAAAACCTCTTCTAAAAGCCTCTAGGCTGCTTTTAAAGGGTGGTGCTGGGGACTGGAAGCCAAAGTTTGATCTATCAAATATTCCATGGAAATATTTTGGTCATCATTATTCTCATGCTTCTGCTGGATACTATACTAGTCCTTTTAACGATGCGGTAATTGTAGTACTTGATGCAATTGGTGAGTATAATACTTCTACTATTTGGGTGGGAAACAAAGATAAAATAAAGCTTAAATATAAACAAAACTATCCAGTAAGCTTTGGTTTATTTTATTCCGCTTTTACACAACTAATAGGTCTTATGCCAAATCAAGAAGAATACATAATGATGGGTATGGCTGCATATGGAGACTGGAAAAAACACTACAAGAAAGTAGATGAATACTTTCCTTCTTATAATAAACAAAAATATAATTTTCATAAAGGAATTAATGACTGGGGTTGGGTTGAGTCCGAACAAGATAAGTTTGACATTGCTGCAGCAGTTCAGGTAGTTTATGAGCAAAGATTAAATGATTTTATGAGTATGGCAAAAAACATCACTGGTAAAAATAATTTAGTATTTATGGGTGGATGTGCATTAAATTCTTCAGCAAATACAATCTTGTGGAAGATATTTAAAGATATTTGGATTATGCCAAACCCAGGAGATGCAGGCTCATCTCTAGGAGCAGCAGCAGCTTTATATGGCAAACACATAGAATGGAAGAGCCCATATCTTGGATATGATTTAGGGGGATCGTATCCATTCCAAGAGATTGTAGATGAAATATTAAAAAATGGAGTAGTAGCGGTTGCAACAGGTAGGGCTGAATACGGCCCAAGAGCTTTAGGCAATAGAAGTATTCTTGCAGATCCAAGAGACCCATTGATTAAAGATAAGGTTAATTTAATTAAACAAAGAGAACTATTCAGACCATTTGCACCAGTCATTATGGCAGATCATGCTTCTAAATGGTTTGATATGAGTTTTGAAAGTCCATATATGCAATACACCGTAAAATGTTTGCAGCCAAACAAGATACCTTCTGTTGTCCATGAAGACGGAACGTCAAGAGTTCAAACAGTAACAAAAGAACAGCATCCAGGATTATATAGAGCTTTAAATAAATTCTATTTAAAAACTGGAGTACCAATATTTTTAAATACTAGCTTAAACATAAAAGGTCAACCACTTTTAAATGATGAACAAGATGCTATTGACTGGCAGGCACACTATAAGTATAATATACTAACAGGTGCCAATAGCTCAGTTGGTTAGAGCCCCAAACTCATAATTTGGTCGTCGTAGGTTCGAGTCCTACTTGGCACACACCTCTGTAGCTCAGCGGAAGAGCAACAGACTTCTAATCTGTTTGTCGCTGGTTCGATTCCAGCCAGGGGTGCGTTCCTATAGCTCAGTTGGTAGAGCAGCAGACTTTTAATCTGCGGGTCGATGGTTCGAGACCATCTGGGGACACGGGAAATTCCCACTTATATATAAGGAGAAAAATGAAAACTGTAGGAGATAAACTTGGTAATTTTGCCGTTACTGGAGTTAAACCTGGGGCTTTATCATATGATGAAAGCTCATTTGAAGTACTGACGCAAGAATCTTTTCCAGGCAAATGGAAAATAATTGCGTTTTATCCAAAAGATTTTACATTTGTATGCCCAACAGAAATTGTTGCTTATGATGCTCTTGTGAATGATTTTAATGATCGTGATGCAGTTCTTATGACTGGTTCTGTTGATAATGAATTTTGCAAAATTGCATGGCGCAATGCACATGATGATTTAAAGAAAACAAATTCTTGGTCATTTGCTGATACATCTCATGCGCTTGCTAATGATTTAGGCGTACATCACCCCTCTGGTGTTACGTATCGTGCAACATTTATTGTGGATCCAGATAACATTATTCAGCATGTAACATGCAATAATTTAGATGTTGGTAGAAATCCAGATGAAACTCTTCGTGTGTTAGATGCACTTCAAACTGGGGAACTTTGTGCATGCAATAGGTCTCTAGGTGGAGAAACTCTATAATGACTTGGGTTGGCCAGTTAAATGAAAATCTTCCAGAATATGCTAAGGATATTAGATTAAACCTTGATGCTGTAATTAATAGGTCTACTCTTGATCCAGAGCATGCCTTGTACCTTTCAATTGCTGCTGCATTTGCAACAAGTAATTCAAAACTTTTGGCCTTTTTAGTTGCAAATGCAACTGATGAAGTTGAAAAAAATGCAGCATTGACCGCTGGAGCAATTATGGCACAAAATAACGTATGGTATCCATTTATTGAAATGACAGATGATGTCAATTTAAAAGGTTTACCAGCACAATTGCGAATGAATGCAATATCATCACATGGCGGAACTACTAAAGCCAAGTTTGAAGCATATTCATTAGCATCATCTATTATAGGAAAATGTCATTTTTGCGTAAAAGCGCATTATGAAACTCTTAAGCAAGAAGGATACAGCATTGAGCAGTTGCGTGATATCGGAAGAATTGCAGCAACAATTAATGCTTTGTCTAAGGTGCTTTCGGCATAATAGACGCCTCCTTAGCTCAGTGGTAGAGCAGCTCACTTGTAATGAGCAGGTCATCCGTTCAAATCGGATAGGGGGCTCT